CTTCTGCGCCGCACGCCACGCATTGATCTTGTCAACGTGTTCAATCGCCTGCGGCACCGTCCACTTGGGAAGGTCTTTGGAATTGATCAGCAGATTACGCGGCAGGCCCGACTCAGGGTTGGTGGCGTTACGCAGTTCATCGATCAGGTGATCGAAGCCGACATTTTTAGATTCACCCTCAAACTTGTACACGGGCGTGTTCGGCTCAAGCTTTTCTAGCCACGGGTTCTTTTCACGCACAGCTTTACCGGCAAGAACCTTGTCGCTGGAAGAGATTGGCCACACCCTTGCATCGCTCGACTCTTCCCAAAACTTGGCAAGGTCGCTTTTGGCAACTCCCTCAACAGGGAAGTGCCCCATACGATTGCCTGCAGCAGCGCCCATGTTGAACATCCGCGACATCTGCGGAACATTCTCCGGGCCAAAGTGCAGCCCCATACGCAGTTCCAGCAGTTCCTTTTCCTTCTGCAGTTCACGAATCCTAGCCTGCGAACTGGTCATCATCTCCGGCGTGAAGTTGCGAACGGCTCGCGCCTTTTCCATGTCCGCAACAGCCTTGTCGATTTGCTTCTGCTTGTCGGCAAGCATCTGCGCCTTAGTGGACGGGAACGCATCAGCCGCAAGCCGCACCGGGTCTTCCGGCGTGCCCATTTCATTCTTGATGTAGCGCGTCAGTTTCTTTTCGATCCAATCGTTGATTGCAGCGCCGCGAATCAAATTCGCATTAGTCATCGGTACGCCGGGAGTCATTTCGTTGTGCGTCCGGACAATATCTTCAATCGGCACACCGTTGGCTGCGCGAGGCTTCAAATTGGCAAGTGCATCTTCCACGCTTCCCGTCAGCCAGTTGCCGCCTTCGCCTTTGCGTTTGACAACCGGCAACGCCATGCCCGTCCGAAGCATATAGTTCTCAAGCATCTGATCAGCAACCGGGCCAAGATTCTGAGCAGCCTTCTTAGCAGCCCTTGCAGCCGCAGGAGCCTTCCCAATCAACGGAAGATAGTTCATCGGGTCTAGCCCCAACTCGGCAATCGTTGCCGCTAGCGGAGATCCTGTAGCCCCCAGCGTTGTCTCGCCCACCAATCTAGCTGGCTCACCCAACGTCTCCAAGGCACCAGAAAGCCTTTCAATCTTCTTTGCAGTCTTTTCGTCCTCAGGCATGGACATGTACCGTTCCTGCAAGGCCTCTACCGCATCTGCCGCCATTTTTGGATCACGGGTTCGCGCCAACTCAAGCAACCCAGCATAGCCAGCGGGAACTGCTGATGCTATCCCTGAAAGCAAGGTTCCTGCCGCTTTGGCTCCGCTTGCATCAATTGATCCCCGACGCTTGGGGGCTGGCATCCTGTACGGCTTCGATGCGGCATCAATCTCTGTTTGAGTGACCTCACCCCCCTTGGCCTTGCGCTGGATCTGCTTATCCCACGACTTCATCCGCATGGCGTCCTCACTCACCATGCCGCCCTTCTTTTCCCGGCTGATGATGTTCAGCATGCTCTCGCCGCCCGGAAAGACTACGAAGTTGCGGGTGCCTTCGCCTGCGCCACGACTTCCTTGGTCTAGGTAGCGGATTCCGGGGATGCCGGACTCGCGTAGTGCGGCAGCTATTTCGTCAGGCTTCATATTCAATTTCCCAGCCTGATCCTGTAATGCTTTATGCAAAAAAGAAACACTCCAATTGTCAATATTCCTTCCTTCTGGAACCCTTAACCGTGCTGTTTTTTTCAATTCGTTAAACGCGGGTATTTTTTTAATCGCCTTCTGCACTTCCGGCGCTTGCTCACTCAGCGGCTTGTCCCAGTCCAACATCTTCGCTATCTGCTCGTCGGGGAGGTCTACTTTGTAGAGGGAGCCTTTTTCAACATGCGCCCCAGCGTTTTTAAGGTATTCCAATTTTTTAAGAACTGGCTCCGCGAAGCCGGGGTATGAATCGTTTATTTTTTTGATTGCTTTCCCAAAATCCCCGCCATTTTCAGCCAAGAAAGTCGCGGCTCTAGCAGTATCGTTATGGAATCCGGTTTCGATTATTTTTCCCTCAAAATCCTTAACTATTGTTCCAGATAGCATATTTCGGTAATTATTCGCAACATTCGGATTCTCCGCCAAGTAGTGCCCATGGCCATACGCCTGCGCTCCCTCGCCCGTCCCAATCTTGGTGGGATCGAACTCACCCAGCGGGTTCTTCGGCGTGGGCGCAAAGCGATGCGGCGAGCCGTGGTACACGTTCAGCGGCAGCATCTGTCCAGTCTTGAGCATGTAGTTCTCAAGCATCTGGTTGGCCGTCGGAGCCAGCGCCTGCGCTCCCTTGCCGGCCATCCTCGCACCGCCAGCCACCACCTTCGGCAGCGCAGCCACGCCCTGACCCAGCGCGAACAGGTTCCCGCCCGTCACGCCAGCCTGCAGTTCCGGTGACGCGTTCTCAGGCAGGTAGTACTCCTGCAGCCGCTCAGTCGTTGGCAGCGCCCTCGCCCACTCAGGCAGGTTCGGCGCACGCTCAGGCTTGAACTCGTCGTACAGGCTCAGGACATCACCCACTATCCCCGGCACTTGCGCGGCATAGCCTGCCAGCGCACCAGCAGCGCCCTTGGCCATGCCACCCACAGTGGGCGAAGGCTTGAACAGGCTCTCACGCGCTTCCTGCTGGGCTGCGAGGAAGTCCCTGAAGCCCTTCTCGTACTCGCTGACCCGTTGCGCCCTCATGGGGTCGTAGCGGCCAGAGGATCCTTTCGCCTCTTCAATCAGCCGCTTGGTGTCACCGACCGCACCGCCCTTGGCATAAACGTCGGGCATAGCTATGGCGGGGCGCTGTATCTCCGCATTGAAAAAAGAGTCGCTTGGGACTGTGTACCTTTCAGGCAGAACCACATTCCCAGTCATTGCCAACTCGTCACGCAACGCTTGGATATATTCCTCTTGGTTCCTGCGGGGGAATGACTCACGCAACTCAGAGCGGGGCAGCAGGCGCACAAGGCTGGATGCCTCGCCCTTGCCAGCCAGCGCACGGCTGCGATGTCGGCCTTCGTGACCAGAGATGAAAGGGATCAGGGGCAAGCCCTGTTCCTGCTTGTTGATTTCAAGGAACGGAACATCATCAAAACCCGCTGGCAAAGTTTTCAGATACTTCACATAGTCTTCTGTTGACATCTTTGTCTTGTCAGCAAAGGACTTGGGTTCCGTTACATAGCGGGACTTCAGCGGCCATGCAAACTGCTCAAAGTCCGCCGGGTTCATGGTCATCAACGCCTTGGCGTTGTCACCGAGGAACGCATCACGCAGCGCCTGAAGGTTGAACTGATGCTCCAGCCCCTTGATCTCGTCAGCGGCCTTCTGCACGCGCTTCGCGCCATACTGCCCCTTTGACTCAAGCGCCATGCGCTCAAGTTCAGTCAGCTTGCTCGGCACCACCACAGAGGGAGCAGTCGCCATCTTAACGGCAGACTTGAGTGCTTTGATCTTTGACATCTGCGCTCCTAGACGGCGTAGGGATTCACCCGCTTCGGGCGAGCATCCGCATAATCATCGTCATCGTATCGCGGCTCGGGGTTGATGTCCAACCATCCACTGTCCTTCAGGAAGCGAATGACCTGCGTTGCCGAATCGACGTAATCGTCATGCGTGGCGTCCGGGAACGAACACAACTGGCTCAGGAACCCCTCGCACCAGTCCTTGACGTAGCCCTTCTTCACGCTCGACTCGGGCAACCATACTCGCCCCGTCGCAAAAATGCTCGCAGTAATCTGCAGGCGCTGCATCTTGTCCGCCCTGCCGGGGTTCCACGCCCTGACGGGCAAGTGCATGTGCCGCAGTTCCTGTATCAGTGAAATCCCCGCCGCCTTGTCCTCGACCAGTATCAGGTCGGGCCGCTTCGCCTCTTTGCCCTCGCCGTAGCTGACCCGCCACTCCTCCAGCACCTTGGGCTTGAGTTGAGGGAACGTCAGATGCTCTGCCCAGCAGTCGATCAGCAGCACCGACATCGGGCCGTCCATCGGCTGGAACACGCCCCACGTTGTCATCGCAGTCGGGTCGTTGTGTTCCTTCTCGCTGAAGGCGCAATCGTAGGATTGCACGATGTACTCAAACTTCGGAAAGGCCTTGTCAGCAGGCCACAGCTTGAACATGTCCCGCGACACAACCTTGCCGTCCTCAAGGTCTACGATCTCGCCCAGCACCTCCTGCTGGTACAGCTTGCTGCCCTTGTACTGCTCCAGTTGCCGGGAGAACGTGCTGGACAGGTTGTCGATGTTCTCGTAGGTGCTGGCGCGGTCAACGATAACGTCATCGCCCTCCCGGCCCAGCAAGTCAAGGATCAGGTCTTTGTTCTTCGGCGTCGTTGTCGCTATGACCCGTGGCTTGTCGCCCAGACGCAGGCCCAGCATCATCATGTCCCACGCCTCTCCCGGCGCAAGGTACTGGAACGCGGCTAGTTCGTCCGCCCAGCAAAAATGGAACTGCGGCCCCCGCAGGCGCTCGTAGCTGTCCGCGCTGATCCCCCGG